AATATGAACGTCGCTACGAGCAAGAGTCCGATCGACTCATTCCGCTGTTGACGTCCGACGGCAGTGTCGCCGCGGAAATCCCATTCCGCGTCCCGCTCACGACCATCGAGGTCAACTCCGTAGTACCGTGGCCCACCAAGGACCTTATCCGCGGCACCAAACTGGATGACGCCTCCTTCCACATCCGCAATGTCAAGGTCTACTGGACCGGCAAGATCGACCTTCTCTGTCAGTACGATGGCGAACTTGCTGTGCTCGACCACAAAACGTCTTCGATCCTCGGTGCGCTGTTCTACAAGGAATTCGGACTCTCCTCGCAAACCCTCGGATACTGCTGGGCAGCACCGCGCATCTCGGCTCTGTCCCATCTGCCGCTCACGACTCTCTCGCGTTTTGTGCTCGACGTTATCGTCGGTCGCAAGCCGACTCGCACCGGTATCGCCCATGAATACGAACGTCACACGTACACGTACACCGCTGAGCAAATCGAGCAGTGGTCCCACAACACCCAGCACATCGTCGCAGACTTTCTTTCGCACCTCGTTCGTGGCTACTTCCCAATGCAGACCAAATGGTGCGTGAATAAGTACGGACTCTGTCCTTTCCATGATGTCTGTGTGCTGCCCGCCGCTTTCCGCAAGCAGCATCTCGCAAACATGTTCCCACCCGTCACTTGGTCGCCGCTTAACGGTTAACGATTCTATGAAATCACTCACATCCTCGCCCCCCACAGACTTCTGTCTAATGCTCGTCGGCTCTGCCGGCTCCGGCAAGTCCACACTCGCAGCTCGCTTCCCCGCTCCGTTCTTTCTCTCCCTCGACAAGAACCTCCGCGGCCCTGCTGCGGTCATGTCCTCCGAAGGCAAGACGGACTGCATGTACGAAGACAACTTCGACACCGACGACAAGGGCCAGCCGATTCCGGACGGCCTTCGCTACAACCGTTTTGCTGAAGTCTTGCGGGCCGCCATCCTCATGCCCGAGGTCAAAACAATCGTGATCGACAACACGACCGTACTCTCCGACTTCATCATCAACGACATCCTGCGGCAGCAAAACCGCAAAGCGATGGAGATTCGTGATTGGGGTGTGTATGCCGCCGCGTGGTCCTCGCTCATTGCCAAGCTGCGCCAATGTGGCAAGAACATCATTATCATCGTGCACGAGCACATCGAGAAAGACGAACTCGACGGCACGCTCAAGTACATGCTCGCCGTACCCGGCAAGTCCGCCAACCTCTTGCCGACCCATGTCACTGATGTCTGGCGCTGCGAGATCGAGGAAAAGCTCGTGAACAACACGCGCGTCCAAGTCCGCCAGGTCCGTGTCGTGCAGAACCAACGCCACGCACACCTCAAATCTTCCACGCCATCTCTCCCGGCGGTCTTCCCCGCCACCACCGAGATGATCGACAAGATTCTGTCATCGCTTCCACCAAAACAATGACCCAAGCCTTTGTCATCCACGTTGAAGAGTCGGACCCCTTTGCTGGTCCATCTCTCGCCGAAGACATCCGTGACGCCTGCGAAGCTGCGGGCATCCCCGTTGTCGAAGTCTCCCCTTGGGCACGCCCGAGCATGGCCGCACCATCTTCTCCCCTTGGCGGACAGGCCGGACTGTCCTCCTCGCCTAATCCCTCCGGACTTACTACACCATAACCACACAATACCATGTCACAAGATCCATTGTCCTTCGCCATCGACACCAACGACGTCGACACGTCCCGGCCCGTCATCGTCGCCGGTTCGTACATCGCACGTATCGACGCGGCGGACATCGTGGAGAACAAAGACAAGACCGGCCACAACCTGCTTGTCAAGTTCTCCACCACCGCCAAGGCCACCTCGATCGCTGGCGCCGAGACCGGCAAGACCGACGACGTGCCCGCTGGCTACAAGCTGTCGCGGTACTATCCGCTGCAGCCCTCCACGAAATCCCCCGACTTCGACTTCCGCAAGGGTCTCGCCGAGTTGCAGGATGCCGCGCTCAAATGCGAACGCGGTGCTCGCCCACAGTTCAACCCCGCTGACTTTCCCGGCAAAGAAGTCGTTATCGTGGTCAAGGTCCGCACGCAGACCGAAGGCCAGTACGCTGGCGAAACCTCCAACGATGTCGCCGGCGTCCGTGCGTTGAAGTAACCTCGCCTCAGACGAGCATGATCCCGCAGCGCCTCTAGTGCGTTGCGGGATTTTTCGCATATAGTACAAGCCTATGAAAACCAACGAACAATTCGACGCCCAGGTTACTCTGCTCACAGAACAACTCACCGTGCGCGGTGCTGGCCAGCCGCCAATGCTCGACCTCTGCGAAACGCTTGACGCGGTCGAGGCACTCACCCTAACCTGCCCTGACCCGCTGTTGTCCGCTTTCCTCAACAACCTCATCCACAACATCGACCGCCATGTCCAATCCTACATCCCAATCCGATCCAATCACCGCCGTATTAGCTGAACGCGGCAAGACCCACGGAGACTTCACCGAAAACGCGGCTGTCGCGCAGCTTCTCAAATCCACAATGCGCAGCGGCCGCAACTGGAACCAGCTCTTGCACCACCAACGCGAAGCGATCGACATGATCTGCCACAAGCTCGGCCGTATCTCTGCCGGTGACCCGAACGAACCCGACCACTGGCAAGACATCGCCGGTTACGCAACCCTTGTTGTCAAACGACTCCAATGAAAACCTTCTACAACATCTTGTCCATCTCGCTTCTCATCGGCTCGTCGGCGTTTCTTACGCTTGTCGTCACCGGTAAACTCGACGTGGTCATCAACCGCTTTCGTAATCCAGTGCTGATGTCTTTCGAGGTCGTCGCGCCGTCGACAGAGTCACCTGTCCCGGTGACCATCATCGTGCAGATGCACCAAAACGGAGACCTAACCTGGAAACGCCCTGCAAAATGATTCCTTTTTCTTTACTAGCCACATTCATGACTGTTGCTTTTGGCATCGGCATGGGCTGTGCTTTTACATTCGCCCTTATTCACGCTGGGCGCAAGCCGACATGGACACTTCTACACTTGTCCATGTGGATTGTAGCTTTGTTTGTATTCTTCTCGCTAAATAAATCTCAAATCGACTTCACTAAATGAACCAACCACCGCCGCAGACGCCTCGTTCCAGAGCGCAAATGGAATCACTTGTCAGAACCATGGCAACCGCTGACGAACTTGCTTCGCGACTACTGGGTGAGCGCGCAGAACCCCCGCAGCCCCCCGCCCCCGAGCCGGAATGGCGACCGCTTGAGCCGGGGGAGAAGCCGCAAAAAGGAGACCAGTACGATGACTCTGTTGTTGGCTGGAGACCGGCTACTAATTTTGCGGCACCTCATTGGATGTTCCGTAAACGCTACCGCACCCGCCGTCCGAAGCCCGCCCCCGAGCCGCAGCGTGGGCCTGTCATCTGCCCGCAATGCAGCGGCACGCTTGAGGTCGTCGCGTATCCGGGAGGGATGCTCAATTTTGAGCAATGGAGCGCCAACCGGGCCGGCGACTACGTGTGCCGGAAATGTCCAGACAACGGACGAGCAGCCTCAAAGCAACACGCTTACTTCTGGGCACGGGAAGCGGTTTATACAGAGCCGCAAAAGCCCGCCCCGACCGCCCCGCAGCAGACGGCGCGGGAGGATTTCTATTCAACCCAAAAAGAAGGATGGCCTCATCCGGATTACGTTGAACAAATCAAGTTTGAGGGATGCGATGTATTAGCGATTGCCCCTGAGGATTATCGCTGTCTTTACAACAAAGCCCTTGAACTCGCCGACCGCGCCGACGCGGCTGAGGAGCGGGCGAGGAAGGCGGAGGAGAACCTCGACCAAGCCACCTTGCTTTTCGACGCAAGAATAACCGACATCCGGACCGAACTCGCGCAGGCCCGCGAGCGGATTAAGGAGTTGGAGACAATCGTTCTTGAGACCTACAAGCTCCTGTACCCGACATTTGACCACGACGAAGGTATTTTCGGCCTCCATAAAGCAGTCAACGCTTTGATTCTGGAACGCGACGCACTCAAACAGGAGTCAGGTTATGACCAAGATTGAAGCCCTTCACAGTCTTGCAACCGCCCACATCGAGGCGTCCGTGCGACTCGCCAACAAATCGGCATGGCAGGCCACCACTCATATTCAAGAGGCGCGCAAACTGTACGCGCTAATCGCAGCAGCAACAGAAGACGAGCCAACCACCAACCCAACCGACCAATGAACCTACTCTCTTACATCGAACCGAACGCCACCGACACCGGCTCAACACTCTGGAACATCGCGCTCTGGCTCGGCATCGGATTCGCCATCGGCATGGTGGCGGATGTGTTGCATCAGGCTTTCACAAAAAAGGACAAGGACCAATGAGTGCGCCAGAAATTACCCACGAGTTGCTAGAGAAAATAGACCGATGCCGGCACTTGCTACCAGAGCCGGGAAACCAAGCTGCTGGTCAGCTTATCGGAGAGATTCGCCGTCTGCGCGCCGAACTCGCCGCGCTTAAGGCCGAGCCGCAGCTAGTCGACACCTTCGACCTCTCCAACTGTCAAGCCTGCGGTAAATTCCGTGGGCACGATCACGTGTGCGAATAACCTTCTCTCTTGTCCTATGCCACGCATCCTCATTCTTGCCCTTTGCCTGTCCGGATGCACTTCCATCCGTCCGTCCTCTCCCCCTACGTCCAAAGCCTACCAAGACGGATTTTACGCCGGCTTCGCTGAGGGCCTTGGCTATCGACCCTTCACGTCTCCCCGATGAAGTCCTGTCTGTTCTATCTCTCCCTGCCTTTTCTTGCTACTCTCCTATTCTTCTCCATCCTCATCCTGCTCGACCATATCTATGTCCACTCTACCACCGACCCCATTCCACGTCCCACTGTCCGATATCAAAGTCGGGGAACGTATGCGTATTGATCTCGGTGACGAGTCCCTCGACGGCCTCGTTGACTCACTCCGTGAATACGGACAAATCCAACCCATCGTAATCGACGCGGAGAATAACCTCATCGGAGGCGGTCGCCGTTACGCCGCTGCAACCAAGCTCGGCTGGACACACATCGTTGCATGGCGTCGCGAATCCATGCCGGATGACGTTCGCGCCGAACTCGAGCTGGAAGAAAACATCCGTCGCAAAGCATTCTCCTGGCAGGAGCAGGCCGTCGGCATTGCCAAGACTCATCTGCTCAAACGTCTCAAAGACCCGACTTCCAACTGGGGCACAAAGCAAACCGGCGAGATGCTCGGCGTGTCACAGTCGCACGTCGGCAAGGTCATCAAGATCGGCCAGCTCTTGCAAGCCGGCGACCTTGAGATCGCCAAGTGCGCGTCGCTGTCGGACGCCTGTGCACTGCTCGTGTCTCGTCGCGGTGCGGAAGCCCAACGTATCCTCGCGGAGCGAGACCTTGCGGAACGAGCCCGCCTCGCCGCTGAGAAAGCCGCCGCTCAATCCACGCCCGACACTTCACTCGAAGACGGCGAACGTGACGCGCTGCCTATCTTCGACCAAACGTCCTTCTTCCACAACGAAGACTGCATCAAGCACATGCGCAAGATGAAGCGCAACAGCGTCGACCACGTGATCACCGACATCCCTTATGGCATCGACATGGAGATGGTGCAACTCAAAAACATCGGTCTCGTCGAGGCCCAACACGACGTGCAGGAAAACGTAGCACTCTTCGAGCCCTTCCTCAAGGGCGCTTTTCGCGTGTTGCGTCCCGATGGCTACTGTCTTTTCTTCTACGACCTCAAACACCACCAGCTCTTGCAAGACACCGCACAGGCGGTGGGCTTTTCTGTGTGCGCATGGCCTCTCGTCTGGTGCAAGCAACACGCCTGCAAGAACGAGGCCGCCGCAGTCAACTTCACCAAGGCCACCGAGTACGTGATGGTCTGCCGCAAGTCGCCGTCAGCTTTGCTCGCCAAGCACCAAGCGATCAACTACATTCTGGCGTCTGCCGCTGAAGACCGCAAACGCTACGACAACCCCTTCGCCAAGCCGGAGTCGGTCTGGCGTTGGTTGATCGACGCGGTTGCGTACCCTGGCCAGATCATCCTCGATCCCTTCGCCGGCGAAATGTCCTGCCCGCTCGCTGTGATCTCAGCCAACTGTCAACCGTATGCAATCGAACTGATGCCAACCCACTTCCAAAAAGGAATCCAACATGTGCAACGAGCCGTTAAAATCCGCCACAAAGGACGAGTCACAATCGTCTGAAACCTCCCTGCGGTTCTACTTCCGTGGGAACATATATGAGATCTTTGTGCGTGGCAACATAATCACCCACTCGCAAATCTACTTCCCTGCTCCTGCGTCCGCACCATCTGCCTCAGCCTTTCAAGATTTCCCACACGATGTCCAACAACACTTCGTCACACTCATTCGAGCTAGACGTTAGAGACGCGGCGCCCGGACTTTCCGTGCCCAATCGTCCCGCCTCCTTCCACACAGCCCACCGCTTAGCAATAGTCGCTCAGTGCCCCACCGCTGATGACCATGCCGAGGGTGGGCCTTTGTCTGGCGCTGTCGGGCGCTTGATCTTTGGTCCGCTGGGCCGCCATGGCATCGCCAAAGCCTGCGTTACCATGTGCTACCTCGACTCGACTGTCGGCGGACGCACCACGGCCAACGCCTCCCAGACCATCGCGGACCTACGTGCAGCCGCGCCAAACATCATCGTGCTTCTGGGCAATGAGCCGCTGCGGTTCTTTCAGTCTGACCCCAAAGCGAAAGTCGCCGAATGGCGCGGGTCGCTGCTCATGTCATCTTTGCCCGACCTTCCGCCGACCAAGCTGATTCCTATCTGGCACCCAACCGATGTCTTCAAGCAATGGGACGAGTATCGCCTGTTCCTCTTTGACCTTCAGCGCGCCGCCGAAGAAGCCGCGTCGCCCGAGCTGCACCTTCCCCAGCGTGACTTCGATCTCTCCGCGTGCTTCGAGCGGGCCAAGCTCAACCTTCTCTCGATTGAGGAAAACGTGCTGTTGTCGCTCGACATCGAAGGCTATGTGAACAATCTCACGTGTATCTCTTTCTCGCAACATCCTCTGCGCGGCTTCATCGTGCCGTGGAACACATTCACCCTAGAGCAACAAGTCGAACTCGCTCCGATCCTTGCCCGTGTCCTCGGCAACCCACGCATTCCTAAGGTCCTGCAAAACTCCCTCTACGACTGCTTCGTTCTCGGCTATGGTTACAAGATGCCAGTGCGCGGCGTTGTCCATGACACAATGCTATCGTCCTGGGAGATCTATCCTGAACTGCCAAAAGCCCTCGGCGTGCAGGCCTCGATCTGGACTCGCGAGCCCTACTACAAATTCAACCGCAAAGCGGACGACCCGCTTACCCACTGGCGCTACTGCTGCACGGACTCCGCTGTCACGCTCGAGATCCACGAAAAACACCTGCTGTCTCTCACCGGCCCAGCAAAGGCTCACTACGAGTTCAATGTCGCCCTCCTAGAGCCGACGCTTTACATGGAGCACAGAGGCATCCGCTATGACAAAGCTGCCGCTCTTGTCGAAGAAGCCCGCATCCGTGCCGAGATGGCCGCCCTGCAAAAGCTCATTGACGAACGTGCCCGTGCTCCTCTCAACGTCAACTCGAACAAGCAGATGTGCGATGCCCTCTACAACAGGCTGGGCTACGCCAAGCAGCATCCGATCTCCAAAGAGACTCGGCGTCCCGACAAGACCAAGCTCACCGCCAACGTCGACGCCTTGCTCGAACTGATGAAGACCTCGCCCAACGACGCATTTCTTGCAGCCATACTCTCCTACCGCTCCAAAGAAAAGCTCGTTCAAGCAGTGGCCACCGGCCTCGATCCGGATGGTCGCGTGCGTTGTGCGTACAACATCGTCGGCACAGAGACCGGCCGCTTCACCTGCTACGAGTCGCCGACCGGTTCCGGCTTCAACCTGCAAACGGTCACCGGTGAACTCCGCGGGTTGTATCTTGCGGACGAATCCATGTCGTTCTTCCAGCTCGACCTTGCTGGTGCGGATGGCTGGACAGTCGCTGCCCACTGCATGCGGCTTGGCGACTCCACAATGTACGACGACTACCGTGCTGGGATCAAGCCAGCTAAGGTGATCGCGCTCATGTACAAGCATGGCACTGTAGTCAACACTTGGTCCCGTGAACGCATTCTTGAAGAGACACGTGACATCACTGAGAAAGGCACAGAAGGCTGGCTGTACTTCGCCTGCAAGCGCGTGCAGCACGGCACCAACTACGGTCTCGGCAAAGCACGCATGGCGGACCAGATTCTCAAGGACTCCTACAAGAAACAAGGCCGCACGATTTACATCTCCCCTGCCGACTGTCTGCGTCTGCAATCCCTGTATCTCTCTCGCTACCACGGCGTCGCTCGCTGGCAAGCATGGGTCAAGGATCAAGTGCGCATCGGGGAAATGTCCTGCGCCTCTGGTCACACCCGTCGCTTCTTCGGTCGTTACGACGCTCACACCACCTACATGGCCGCCCTATCTCATGAACCGCAAGCAAACACCACCTACGCCACGAACCGCGCGCTGCTCAACCTGTGGCAAGATCCAGAAAACAACGTCCGTTATCTACGTAGCCGAGAAGGTGCCAGTACTCTTGTCAACCTCCCCGAGAACGTGGTTGAGTACGTCAAATCTACCCAACATTCGATTATCATTCAGCCTTTGCACCAAGTGCATGACGCTCTCTGCGGACAGTTTCCAAGCGCTCTGGTTGACTGGGCAGCACCCCGTCTCCGTACCTATTTTGACAATCCCCTCTCCATCGCCGGCATGACGATCACTATCCCCTACGACGGTGGCTATGGGCCTTCGTGGGGAAACTGCAAAAACCCTCTCTCGTTCTAACCATGACCGTGTTCATCCACTGCTCTTGCATCAACCACTGGCAAGAGATCCTTGTCGAGCAAATGTCACATCTCTCCCACGGCCTTGCCCGTGTCGAGGGTTCTCACAGCATTCATATCAACCTAACTGGTCGTATCGAAGATCGGCAACGCGTGTTTGCAATGCAAATCGGCCGTCTCTTAAAGTGTCCGGTGCAAGTCCAAAACACGTGTCACGACACAGCTCTCTGCGAAACGCCTACGATTGACCTAATGGACAAGTTTGCGCGGAAATGTCCTTCGCGAGAATACATTCTCTACCTCCACTCCAAAGGTGTTGCGCATCCAAACTCGCTCTACCGGACCCTATGGCGCTGGCACATGAACTATTACCTCATCGACAATCTGCCCGCCGCGCAAGCGTCGTTGTGTCAACGTACACCATGGGCAGCCTCAGCTGCACGTAACGAAAACTTACCTTGCCCACACGCCGCTGGTAATTACTTTCTTACCACAGCTAGCTTCTTGCAATCGCTTCCTCCGTTCATGCACTATCGCGATGAACTCTATCGCAAAATGCCTAAAGTACCCGACTTCTTTGAGACCCGCCACGCCGACGAAATGTGGCTTGGCTCTACCTACTGCCATGGTTCGCAACTAGCACCACTTACCCACGAACCGTGGAAGATTCCTTTCTGGTCATCCAATCCAGAACTCGTCCGTGAAATGATTCGTTCAGGCTCCTAACTCTAACCACTACCCACCTATGCTCCTCATCGTCGACAATGTCTTGCCGCTGCCGTCCTTGACTTTTCTGCAAAAAGAAGTCGTTGAACGTCGCTGGAATCCCAATGCCGTGCGCTACAACAATCTCTGCGAAAACAAAATCGCCATCGACAAGACTCACTTCGAACACGGTCCCTTCCGTAACCACTATGACCATCTGGAAACCGTTGCATTAGACGTGCTCCGTCGGATGTTCAAGGAGCTTACGGTCAACCCTGACCCCAACGGACGCGGGTGCGGCTTGCACATCTTGCCCGAAAACGGTTTCCTCGATCTCCACTACGACGGCAACTGGCATCCCGAACTCAATCAACTCCGCTTTGCGAACATGGTTTTCTATGTCCTTGGCGGCGAATCCGAGTTTCATATCAACGACCTCGTGGTGCCTTTCGTGCCCAACCGTATGGTGATCTTCACCACCACCCACAAAGAGGTGCATGGCGTTCCTCGCTGCGTATCCATTCCGCGCTACACCCTCTCGTCTTTCTTCTACACTCCCGGCAACAAACCCGATCATGTCCATCGGGCCGTGTTTCCGAATGCTCTTGAATCCTTCCGCAACGAACGCTCCGCCCTGTCATGACAATCCGCCACACCACCATCCATTGCCCCGCATCCGGTCGCGTGCTTCTACGCACGACGCTCGTCATCGAGTCCAATGCAACCACGCCTGACAATCTTCTCGCCAACAATCCTGCTTATGTCCAGTCCAACCTTCACTCCGCCGCAAGACAGCTCAGAGATGTCATTGCCGCCGCGCCTCGTTCGGCCGATGCTGGCGAAGACCTACGAACCCCGCTACTGGAACCACGGCGGAATGTTCGTTCAGCCTAAGCTGAACGGCGTTCGGGCCATGTACAAGAACGGCAAGTTCATGTCTCGCGATGGCGTCGTCTGGTCGGAGAACTGCCTCTCTCACATACGAGCTGCCCTCGCGGCTTTGCCGGAGCACGTGGTGCTTGACGGGGAACTCTATCTGCATGGCATCTCTCTCCAGCAGATCAACTCCCGAGTAGCGGTCATGCGCCAATACCCGCACGACCTAGAGCGATCTGTGTCCTACTATGTCTTTGACCAAGTATCCACAGAAGGCTTCGCCGTGCGCTCGTCGGAGCTGTCCCTGCTGTGGCGCGAGTACATCGCCGAGCGCGACGCGACCCACGTGCCGCTGGTCCAAACACACTTCATCGCCCTGCCTCGGGCCGCTGACCCTTTGTTCTACCACTACAAAGAACTCGGTTTCGAGGGGCTTATGTACCGCCACCCGCTCATGCCATACTCGTTGCCGGATATCTGCGGCAACAAAGAAAACCGTTCTCCGTGGCTCCTAAAGCGCAAAACCTGGCTTGACCTCGACGCCGAAATCATCGAAGTCTGCGCTGGTAATAACCGTCTCGCGCACACGTGCGGCTCGGTCTCCCTGCGTTTTGAGGACCTAGACACCGGCAAGGTTGTCTATTTTTCTGCCGGCTCCGGTCTCAGCGATCTCCAGCGAGACGAACTCTGGCGTCGTCGTGAAGACATCTCGGACGCGTTTTCTTGCCGCGCTCCGTGGATCTGTAAAATCCAATACGAAATGCTCTCTGACTCCGGCGTTCCGCTCAAGCCCACGATCATTTTGATTCCACAACTTTCATGAACTTTCTTCGCGACTATCTAACGTACTCCGCAGGCAACGAAGCGCCGCAGGTCTTTCATGACTGGTGCGCAATCATGACAATTTGCAACGCCCTTGGTCGCCGCGTATGGGTGAACCAAGGGTTGTTCCGCGTGTACCCGCATCTCTATCTAATGCTTGTCGGCAACCCCGCATCAGGCAAGTCCTTCGCTATGTCTCTCGCGCGACGACTTGTCACCGAAATCGGCTCTATCCACATCGCGCCGTCTATCGTGACCCGAGAGGCAATCACCTTAGAGATGGGTTCGGACAAACCGCCGTGCCGCAAAGAATTCAAGGGTCCAGATGACAAACTCTGGACCTTCTCCCAATGCTCGTTCTTCTCCGATGAGCTGTTAAATTTGCTCGGCCGCACACCCGAACCCATCATGAACTTCTTTCTCGAAGCATGGTCGCAAGACATCATCAACGTGGGCACCAAGGGCAAAGGCAACGATGTCATCATCAACCCCTGCGTGAATCTCCTGGGCTGCATGACGCCAGACGTAACCTCGTCTCTCATCAAGCAGCAGCTCTTGTCCACTGGCTTCATGCGCCGCGTGATCTGGGTCAACTCGTCGGCACGCGGAGAGCCAGTGCCACGACCCCAATACACCGAGGCACAAAAAGGGGCCTACGCCGCATGTCTGCAACGAGGCCGCGAACTACTGAAAATCTCTGGCGAGTTCACTTGGGAACCCGAAGCCGCTGAATACTTCGACTCTTGGTACCGCCTTAACCACAAACGCATGAACGCTCCCGGCGTGACTTCCGTCATGGTCAACATGCTGCGCTCACGGGATCAGTTTGTGCTCAAGGTCGCAATGGCCACAACACTCGCCCACACAAACGAACTCGTCCTGCGCCGACCGGCTCTCGAGTTTGCCGTGACCATGTTAGAGAACATCGAAGACGCAGCGTTCCGTACCTTCGAGCACACAGGCCGCAACGAGCTGGCTTTCCTTTCCACGAAGATTGCCGACTTCGTTGCGTCAAACACCTCTGGCCCCACTCCGATCAAGCAAGTGTACCTGCTTGCCCACGCCGATGCGAACATGGCCGAAACCGACGCCGTTATCAACCACCTCGTGCAAACCGAACGCCTCAAGCGTTGCACGGCAAAGATCGGCAACATCTCCAAAGACGTGCTCTGCACGCCCGAGCAATACGCACGTATCCAGCAAGAGCTGACTAACGCATTGCAGTCAAAGCTTGCAGCCCAGCAGACGACGCCAGTGCCTGACGCTTCTGTTTCTCCAGCAAAATCCGCGCCTGACGAACTGTAAGAAACGGATTCGCCCTACGCATCTCATCGATCACGGCTGCCTCACGCAGCCGTTTTTCGTTGGGCTCACCGCCAAGCAACACCGCCAGCTCCGCCTTGAACTGCTCACGCTCGCCCTCGTCAATCGGCGCCATCTGACCATAGCCGCGTGCAATCGCAGCGTCGACCTCCGCTGTCTGACGGGTGCCCTCGCGGGTCGGACGACTCTGAAACGTCCGAGTCTCGATCGCATTCACCACACGCTCGACCAGATCCTGATAATCCATCCCGTCTTCTTCGGCCTTCGTGCGCAGCATGTCCTGCGCCTCACGGGTGTCGCCGCCTTGCAGCGTGTCCGCGACCTCTCGCGAAAAATCCAGCTCTTGTTGATGCTCGCGCTCCCGTGCACGCTTGGTCATGTTAAACGCCTCGCGCGCTTGGTTCAACCGTTGCGGCTGCAGTCCCAGCATATACATCGCTTTCTCGGTCGCGGTCGCGTCTTCCAGCAAGAGATTTCCGTCCTTGCTCCGGAACTGCCAGTCGTCGCTCCACAGCTTGAGCGGCTTCCGCAAAGCGACGGGAGCCATTTCCGCAGCGGCATTCAACGGCTCACCCTTCATCAACATGCCCAGGCCGCTCACGGCTCGTCCAGCCGCGCTGCCAACAGGTCCGAAGAAATTCTCAAACGAGAAGCCGTCGTTCTCGTTCAACCCCATCACGTTTCCGAGCCCGTACCGTGCGCCGATATCCGGCCCGCCGAAGCCACGGAACAAACCCCGCAGCGCAATATTGCTCACCGTCGCGCCAAGCACAGGATCGTCCATGTTCGCCGCCAGCTTAGCAAGCTCTGCTTGCAGGTCGAACCCAACCTCTTTCTCGGCAAGGGCCATCAGCGGACCAACCAACGGCAATCCCATGACGCCAGCGAGCGCTGTTTGCACAAGCACCTGGTTTGCCAGTGCCTTCGCAGACGCTTGCCGCTCGCCCTTGGGCAGCTTGCCGTCCGCAGCACGCCTTGCATAGTTGATCGTGCTTGCAATCGTGTTTGACGTGAAACTCTGCAGAGCCGAGATCATCGCGCTTACGGGCCGCCAGCTCCCCGCATCCCAAAGCCCCGCTGGTCGATTATATCTCCCGCCGATCATCATGCCTTCGTTAAAGAGCACATAGGCCTTGTCCATCGCGGCTCTCTTGTCCAAACCCTTGGCGCGCAAGTGCCTGTACGCCGCAAGCAGCGCGGTGCTCGTGCTCCCAGCGGTGAACTTCGAATGCAGTCGCGTGACGCCATTGAACACGGCATCCGCTGCCTGTCCAGTGCGACTCGAAACCGTGTCGGGCAACCACCCCAAAGCGACCTTCTGTGCGCGATACTGCTTATCCAGCGTGTCAGCCGTAACCTCAGCCAACATGCCATTGCCCATAACCCCGCGCTCCATCGCCTCCTTCATAAACGCGGCCTCATCAGCGGGGAGATGGCTTGTGTCCAGCTCGCCGCCCTTCAAGAACTTCTTGCTTTTCTGCATCAAGAACGTGTCCTTCTGCGCCTTGGTCACATACTTGTACGCGTCCGTCCACGACGCGCCTTCGTCGATCAGCTTCGCGGGAAACCCAGTCAAGCCTTGCACCCACTCTTGTGCGTAGTTCGGCATGTTCATCGCCAGCGCATAGAAGTATCCAAACTTTCCAATGCCTTGCGTGAGCTTGGTGTCCGGCGCCATGTTATTTCGCCACGACGTGAGCACAGCCGCCTGCGGAGCCGAATCGTGGTAATCTTTGTCGCGGGTCATGCCTTTGAACACAGCCTCGTTAATCCGACGCTGAGCGCCACGCAACAGCGACTGCAAATGCTGCACTTGTTGCTCGCCCATGTTTAGCGACTCACGGCCCGGAGCAAACCGCCGAGTGATCGTCAACGTGCCCATGCGTGTTGCCACACGATCCCGGTTAATATGATGCAACAAGTTGAAATCTTCCATCGTATCTTCAACTGTCTTTGCGTCTAGCCCACGCGCGATCAGCGAATTCTGCAAGTTTTCCGTTTCTTGTTTGATGATGTCTTCAATATCCGACGACAGCTTGAGCTTTTCTTGTGCCTCGAAATCCGTCGGTTTGACCACGGACACTTTGCTCAGACCCTTGCCCTCATACAGCTTCGCCATAAACTCCGCGTCTTCCAGCGTGGACGCAGAAACATAGCCGTGTTCGCCCTCGTCGTACCCGTAGAATTTACCATACTCGGAGTCTTTCGGCACCACGAACGAAACCTTGTAGTCTCCGTGCCGGCTCTCGTTCACATAGCTGTCGTGCTGCATTTGTCGCGCATAGACCTTATCGGCATTTTTAAGCATCTCGACAAAGCTCGCTGCAGCCGCACTGCCTTGTTTCAATTTATGCCCAGCGGCCACCAACCGCTGCGTGATCTGCTGCTCCAACGCTTGTTGCGTCGCGTCATCGAGCTTGCCATCAACCTTAGGCGCCTTCGCGTAGTCGCCAATGCCTTCCTTCAGCGCGTTGTACACCGGCTCATAGGAAATCCCCAACGGATCTCCGGTCGGCGTATGCAGGGACGTCGTTGCGGCTTGCGCGGCAGCGAACTCATAATTCAATCCCCGCAGCGTGCCCATGCTCTCGCGATGGAACAGCCGGCGATTCGCAGCGGCTTCCAAGACGAGATTGCGCTGCTCTATGGTCAAGCCCTCCATAGCCTTGACTATTTCTGCGTCTCCGTTTTTCAACGCGTCTTCCACGCTGGTTTTGTACTCCACCTCTTTCCCTTTGGCGTCCTTAGTCTTGCGCGGTTTCTGGACAGCCATGATCGCAGCGTTCAACGCTTTCCCGACCTTTTCGTCCGCAGCCACACGCGCCTCTGGCCCACGCTGTCCGATCCTGGTCGTGGTGCCATCGTAGCTCGCACCAAGAATCCCCATCAGCTTCGTGATCTCGCCTTGCAGCTTCTGATTGCTGCTCAACTGTTGATTGGCAAACAAACGGAAGTTCTTGTCAAAACCGCCAAACTGCACGATCGGCTGCAACGTATGCGCAAGCCAACGCCCAGCGCGGTTGATCCCAGCTCCAGTCAAGTGAGGCAGCTTCTTCACATCTTCGCCGGCCAGATTCCGCACAAACGTGTCGCCCAGCTCTTTGCCGCCTGAACCCAAGATATCCTGCCAGTTCGCCTCTGCCGTATCCGGATCACGCAGCAAGTCGCGCAGGCCTCCGGGCGCAGTGCCACGCTCGAACAATGCCAGTTGCGCCGCGGCCAGCTCGTTCGCACGTGACTCGGACATGATCGCCTCCATATTCCGACGATGCTGTGTGAACATCTTGCGCTCCTTCGGACCCATGACGCCCCTTAACGTGTCGTACATCTTCCGCATGTATTGCGCGGCGACATCGTACATGTCCCCGAACCACTTTGGCAGATACGCCACCGCATCACGCAACGCGCTTCTTGAACCGCTGGTCAAGTTCAGTGCTGCGATCGCGTTCAAGTTCGCCAAGACCTCTTCCGCATCAGCGTGACCCATCTCAGTCTCGACGAGCTTCTGCACCTCTGGGTCGTTCCTCAAGTGACGAGGCAACCCCGCCACAGCGTCGGCCATCATCCTCGACCGTTCCTCGACGGTCATCTTTTGCACGTTGTTGCGGAAGATGTTCAGCTTTTCCACATGCGACGGACTCAACAGTCCCTTGTCCGCAGCGTCCCAGAGACCGTGGCCAGTCAACTCGTGCGCCATGATCCAGGACATCATCTGTGCACGGTCTGTTTTGATCCCCACGAGCCGGCGACCTGCTGCATTCCGCGCATACAAACCCATGCTCCCGACGCCGTCTTTCCGCAACACAGCCAGATCCGTGCCTTGGAATGCCTTGGAAAAATTCCACAGTCTCGCCAGCGTCGGCAGGTCACGAGCGATCTCAGTGGCATCCGCGCCGAACATCTCCAGCATCCCGCGCAGCTTGTCCACGATGTATGGTTCACCGCGCTCGGCATCCAGCATCTCCTTGATCTGCATGACGCTCTCGACTTGTGCGCGCGTGTTCGCATCCACGGCCCCATCAAGGCCCTGGAAAAGTTCCTTCTTCGACATCGCCCCAGCCGCCATCGCACGTTGTACGCCGGACAGAAAATCCTTATCATTGTACAACGCCTTGATCTGCTCTTCCGGCAACGCTTTCGCAAGACGTGCAGCCAACCCTGCGGCATCGTCTCCCACGTGCAATCCCTCCATAACCGCTGTGAGCGCGGCCTCGTACTCAGGCTTGTCCAACAGTTCCCTGGGCCAAATCGCCTCACGCAGCCGCGACGCATTACGGCGCACAATGCGCTCAGTGATCTCCGCCACCTTGTCAGGATGATCGTCGGCCACATTGCGCTGGGCTTCGGCAAAGTCCGCCACGTCCCGCTGGTTCTCTGGCATCGCGTCACGCGAGAACACCATGGAATTCGTCGGACTTGGCCGTGCTTGCGTGGGAGTCTTAGGCGGAATCGCGGCCAGCTTCTCGCTCTTGCCGAGATACGTCTCCAGTGTC